GTCACGCTGGGCTTGAAGCAAAGCACGCCGGCAATCTCGGTGCCGGCAGTCGTCGGCAGTTGGGTGATGAACAGCGTGTCGATGGGCCGCGCGCCGACGTAGAAGGTGTCGGTGGTTTCGGTCTGGTCGGCATCGTCCTGCTCGCCGGGCAGCGCCACCTCGAGTTCATCGTCACCATCCCACGCCGAGACGACGGCATGCACCTCGGCGTTCGTTGGCGGCGTGAACGCATAGTCCAGCGTGTCGGCCACGGTCGTCAGGATCGTGTCGCGCGATGACCGCCAGACCTTCGATGTCTCGAAGAACTCCTGCGCCGCTTCCTTCAGCGCATCATCCAGCCGGAAGCCCGGGCACTCGGGCGCCTTGCGAAGCACGCGGCTGCGCATGTCGAGCCAGGTCGTGAAGGTGCTCGGGTCAATGATCATGCGCCCTGCTCCTTGGCGTTGCCCTCTTGGGCCGTGCGGGTCAGCGACTGGTCGCGGATGCCAAGCGAGCGCTCGAACAACTGCCAATACTGCGCGGCGTACTGCGCCGACTTCAACTTGGTGATGTCCTTCGAGAACATCGAGTGCAGCAGATGGAACTGCGCGGCCTCGGCGTAGATGTCGTCCAGCCCGAAGCTGTTGGCCAGCGCAGCCAGGTCGGCCGGCGGCGCGGCGTAGATCACCTCGAGCTTGTTCGTGCCGCTGGCCGGCTGCGGGTAGAGGTAGAAGGCCAGCGGGTCGCGCTCGTCGTAGACCCAGTATTCAGGCGTGCCGGCGGTGTTGTGCCAGGCCGGCACCTCGTCATCAAGCCAGGCCCTCGAGATCCGGCGAACCGGCGTGCCGCGCGTGCTGCCGCTGACGTTGCATACCACGTCGAGGATCGCAATGCAGCGCGTCAGCGACAGCCCGGATGCGGTCTGGCGTGACGCCGCGTTGGTGATCGTCGCCTGCAGTGCGGTCGCGCCAGCCTTGTGCTGCGCGGCCACGATGGCGCGCTGCGCATCGTTGATCCACAGCAGACACTCGGCGTCGACCCAGGTGTAGGTGGCGCTCGTGGAGTCGTTCGCCTTGTGGCGAGCGCGGTCTAGGATTTGCTGACCCGTGAAGGACATTTCAGGCCTTCCGTGCGGCGGCAATGGCGCCGCGCAGTGCCTGGCCCTTCAGGGCGAGGTCCACGCGCAGTTCCTCGCGCACCGCGTAATCGCGCAGCGCGGCGGTATTCATGGAGTACAGATCAACTGCGACGGCCGATGGAGGGGTGGAGTCGGACTCCACTGCGACCGGCTCTGGCGCGTTCTCGGCCGGCTTGATGGTCACGGTTTGCGCCACCAGGTCGGCGTCGTCCACTTCCTGCGGCACCGGTTTCGGCGGAGCAACGTCGCTCAGGCCGGTGGTTGGCTTGTCGCCGGGCTCTGGAGGCACGTCGACCCACACGTCGGGATGCTTGGACAGTGCAGGCCACGCCCAGTCAGGCACTTCCTGGATGTCGCCGTGGCCATTCCAGACAACGCCTGACTTGCCCTTCTTGTTGTCCACTTCTCGGGCCTTCAGCCCTATGTACATCACGCGCATCATGTGGCTCCAAAAAAGAGGGGCGCCCCTGCGAAGAGGCGCCCCGGCAACTGCACCCGAAGGCGCAGGAGGAGACAACCGTCAGGTCACTTGATGCCGCGCGCGATGCCGCGGGCGATCGTGCTGATCGTGCCGGTGGTGATGGCCGCGCCTGTGGCGGCGGTCGTCACCGTCAGGAACACGATCACGTCCTCGTTGAACGTCAGCGGCTCGAAGGTGTACTTCGTGCGCACCGACGACAGCACGGCGGCCTGGAAGTTGGTCAGCGCCGAACCGAAGTGGTCGTCGACAGCCGCCAGCGAACTCTGCGAGTTCGCCTTGCGGTAGCCGACCTTAACCGCCAGCGTGTTGCTGGTGCACAGGTCGGCGTTCCACGTCTCCAGTTCGGTCAGCAAGATGCCGCCGGGCAGGCGGATCAGGTCCACCGTATCGGTCAGCGCCAGCAGCGCGGTGATGACCTCGGTCTTGTCGTACAGGTTGACCGCGTTGCCGAAGCCCTGCATGAATGCAGACTTGTCGCCGGACAGACGGAGGCCTTTGTATTGAGCCATGATGAGATTTCCTCGAAGGTTGAAAGCAGTGCGGGCCTCGTTTGATCGAGGCCCGCGTCACTCAGGGGTTGCTGTAGCGGCCGATCAGTTGATGACCGCGCAATCGATGACCATGCAGTTGTCGGTCGGCTCCGGGTCACCCGCCTCGTTGGGGAAGGAGAAGCGGAACTTCGCTTCGCCGCCCATGTACTCGCACAGGTACTCGTAGTTGCGGCCGGCGTTGTAGGTGTTCTCGATGATCGCGGCCTGGACGCCGCTGTTCGATGCACCTTCGCAGCGCGCCAGGGACTGCGCACCCAGCATGATCGAGCGCTCGACGTGGTGGGTGCCACCCAGAGCGGCCACCGTCACGTTGGTCTCGGTCGCGGTCAGCTTGTTGGCTGCCGTGACGTGCGCCACCGATGCGGCCGGGGCGAAGCGGATGGTGTGATCCATCTTCTTCACCAGCAGCCCGCGCCAGATGCCGCACTCGCCCATGAACACAGCCGAGTCCTTGGTGTACTTCTGGCGATCCTGCACCGCGGCCTGGAAGGCGCGCAGGTTGCTGGTCGACGAAGACACGTCGGTGATCAACTGGTTGTAGGCGCCCGGGGGCATCATCAGGATGCCCTTGAGCGGCGCGTCGTAGGCCTGCATGTCGCCCGAGATCCGCGGAGGCGGGATCTTGGTCTCCATGTTGTCCAGGATCAGCGACAGCGCGTCCAGGTTGCCCAGCGTCCAGTCATCGGTCGTGGCGATCGAGGCCAGTTGCGCGCCGCCCTGGGTCAGGCCCGCGCCGTTCACCACGTAGTGGCGGTTGTACGTCGGCGCCAGCACGGTGTTGACCATGATGTCGGCGAAGTCGGCATCGGTGGACAGCGGCACATCCCACGAGGAACCAACCTGCGAGCCACGAGCGCCGGCACAATGCACCAGAGCCCGCTGCCACACGAAGCGCGGGAAGTAGGCTTTCGCCTCGGCCCGTGCGATGCGGCGCAGATCGTGACGAGTTCGTTGCCTGGACATCTTGCCACCGGCATCCACGTTGAAGGTCGCCAGGTCGATCAGCACGTTGAACGAGCTGTTCGTCAGCGGCTTGCCCAGGCCTTCCGCGTTGCGGTCGCCCATCACGGGCTTGCCGCCCGTGACGTTGAACGCATCGACGGTCACCTTGTCACCCTTGGGGTCGGTGCTCAGGTCAGTGATGCGCACGAAGGGCATGCCCGCATCGGTCTGCGTGCGGAGGTTCTTCTCGAGGTCGTTGATGTCCGGCGCGGGGCCGGTCATCGCGTTGAGGTTGCCGGGGGCCCGGATGATCTGGGCGGTCAGCCCAACGGATTGCTGCGTGAGGGCCAGGTTCGAGCCGGCCGCGACAGAGGTCTGAGACATGGTGAAACGTCCTTGGGATCAGATGGGGTTGTTCAACCCGACCTGGCCAGGTGCCGCTCCAGTTCGTCGTCCGTCATCTTCGACATGCGTGCCAGCGCTTGCGCCGGGGCCATCTTGTCGATGCGGAGTTCGGACTGATCAGCGGCGCCGCCCTTGAAGTCACTGAGGGTGTTGGGCGCATCTCGCGCCGCGTTCTTCAGGACTTCCTGGGTGTCGGCCCGGGTCGGTGTCGTGGTGGTGCGAGGGGCTTGCTCGAACGGGATGTCGAACTCGTCAGCGACCAGCTTGGTGACGTGCGCAAAGCGCTCGGCCTGGGGCTTGTCAGCCCACTTGCGCGAGGTCTTGAGCGCGTTGTCCAGCACCACCGCGCGCCCGAACTTCTCGGGGTCTGCGGCCTGCCACGAAAGCAGCAGAGGGATCGAGTCGATGTCCTCTTGCGTGGCTTCGCGGGCGGCTTGCTGGGGGTCTTCCGGCTCGGCCTCTGGCTCGGCTGCAGCGGGCTTCAGCTTGGAGAGCTGTTCCTCTGCGGCGCGCAGCCTGGCCACGGCCTTCTCGCCGGCCGGTCCGATCAACTTCAGGTCTTCGAGGTCTTCCTCGGACAAGCCGGGGTCGGCTTCTTCGGGCTGTTTGCCAGCCTTCAGATCCTCGATCCTTTGCAGGGCCTCGTCACGTTCGCGCTCGGCGGTTTCCCGCAGGCGTCGTTCGTGGTTGGCCGCGCGCCTTTCGGCTTTCAGAGCCACGTAGGGCAAGACACGCTTGCCGTCCGCGCTCAGGATGCCGGCGATGGCGCCGTTGTCGGGCTCGGCCGGCTCTGCGGCCGGCGGGGTTGCTGGTTCTGACGCGGCTTCCGCGGCCGGCTCGGCGGTGTCTTCCTTGGCGACTGCTTGCGCTTCGCCCTCGGGTTCCTCGTCGGGTGTGGCCTCGGTGTTGCCAGTGGCTTCGTCCTCGGCGTTCTGGGCCGCGATGACTGCGGCTTCAAACTCTTCGGAGTCGGGGTCCAGTTCGTACAGGTTGGGCAATGCTTCCTCGTCCCAGTTGTCGGATGGGTCCGAAAACGACAGAGCCCGCCTGCGGATTGCTCCGGGGCTGGCTCAGGTCGTCACCATCGCGTGGATACCGCAGCCGACCCGTGCGATGAAATGCAGGTCGGAGGGGGTGCCGGCGTGTACTCCACTGCGCAGGGCCGGCGCCTGCGCGGGAGATTCAGTTCAGGTTGGTGCGGTCGCTCGCAACGACCGCACCAAAGTCGCGGTCAGCGCGCCATGGGCTGCCTGGCCTCGGCCAGGGCATCGTTGATCAGCGCGTCCTCGTCGTTGGCCGCTTCCTGGGGCTTGGCCATCTCCATTGCGCGCAGCTTGGTCTCGTCGCCCAGTTGCCGGGCCCGGGCCATGTTCAGCACGGCCGCGGTCTTGTTCAACTCGACCTTGCTGGCGGCCTCTGCCGCTTCGGCCTGCTCCTTGGCCTGCGCCGCGGCCTGCTGCTGCTTCAGCATCTGCTGCTGTTGCTGCTGCGCCTGGGCCTGCTGGTTGCGATCGCCCGACACCGGCTGCCCAGTGGCCCGGCGCAGGTCGTCGGCGATGCGTTTGCGGTCGCTCAGGCTCGACCCTTCGATGTAGGCCGGGGCCAAGATGTTCATGGCCTGCGGGTTCGTGCCCAGCGCCTGGATCATTGCGGCCAGTTGCTGCTGCTCCTGCATGCGGAAGGCAGGGCTCGACGGCACTTCGGACAGGCCCACCTTGATCGGCGCGTCCTTGACCCGGTTGATCGGCGCTCCGGTCTGCGGATCCCATGCGTTGAGCACGATCACGCGCTTGGAGTCGCCAGAGCCCATCACCACGCGCATGTTTTCCTCGAGGTAGTCCTCGATGATCAGGTCCAGCATCTGCTCGTGGACCAGGCGCCGGGCGTAGCGGTAGTTGTCGTTGAGCTCGCCCATCGCCACCGCGCCGGCTTCGGTCAGGCTGTTGATGGCGATGCCAGACGTCACCCCGCTGGGCGCGTTGCCGAGCTGCGTGCTGTAGATCCGGGGCACCTCCTGGATCAGTTGCTTGGCGTCCTGCATCACGTCGATCTGTTCCTTCTGCAAGGTCAGATCGTTCTTGATCACCAGGCCCGCATCGCGGCGTCGATTCGGGTTCAGGATGACCCTGAAGTCCGGGCGCATCGCGTCGCGCGCCACGTCGTGGATGTTGTTGTACTCGGCGTCCAGCGCGTCGGAGTCCATGTAGATCTGCCGCGCCTTGAGCATCCAGTTGATCATCTGGCGGCGCTCGTTGTACTCGTCCTGCGGGCTGATCATTCCCTCGATCAGGCCGTAGGGGCTGGCGTCGTAGTCGTCCCGGAAGCCGAAAAATGGGATGTACGGAAAGTGCCGGCGCGTGGTGGCCACGTCCAGCAGCCGGTGCGGGCCGGCGAACATGGCCATGCGCACCTGGCGGGTCGTGGCCATGGTCACCTTGACCACGCCGCGCTTGAGCGCCATGACGTGCAAGGGGTTGGTCTCGTCGTACTGCACGCGCTTGCCGGGGCCGACGTGCAGCACGGGCACCACGGCAGGCACCCGATACCAGACCTCGAACAGCTTGATGCGCTTGCGGGCCGAGTCGCACCACTCGTCGCGCTGGATCCGCGTGCGCCGCTCGTTCGTGTAGGCGCGGTACAGCGTGCTCTCGTGGTCGTCGGGCAGCAGGGTCATGTCCCAGCCGGTGACGGCCTGCGTCAGGATGCGGCGGTGCTCGGGCATCCAGGCCACGGCCTCGTCCAGGTCCATCCACTTGCGGCGCACCAGCCAGCGGGCGTCGCTCAGGCCCAGGTTTTTCGCCTCCCAGTCCCAGAAGATCTCGCGGCGGTCGATGTCCTGCACGCGGATGGAGTAGTCCAGCGGGTCGACCGCCTTGCTCACCTCGACCCAGCCGATGCCCCCCTTGACCTGGCCGCCGTAGGCATTGCTGACGGCCATGTCACAGTTGGTTTCGCGCTGCGCCTCCTTGTGGGCCTTGCTCAGCACGTCGGCCGTGTCCTGGTAGTCGTCGTCGTCGGCCTCGATGGTCACGTCGGAGCGGGCCTTGGCCTCCTGACCCAGCACCCCGTTGATGACGCCGTGGATCAGGTTGGTCTGACGCGGCTCGATCTTCCAGTCGCGCCGGATTTCGGCTTCGCGCTCTGGTGTGAGTTGCCGGCCAATGTCGTAGTACGCGTGCGCCCGGTCGCCGCGCCAGCGCCAGTCGCTGGGCTGGTTGTTGCAGTTGTCCACCAGCGCCTCGAGCGCGCCCAGGCTGTAGCCCTTGCTGGCGTGGTCCCGGGTGACGGGCGCATGGTCGTCCAGCGGTTTGATGGGGCGTGCGTTGAGGTTCATCAGTCGTAGCCCATGAGTTTTCGGTAGGCGGCGGCGGCTTCCCGCTCCTTGCCCGTGGTCTTGGTGGTCACGATCTGCCCTTCCCCGCCGCCCATGACCATGTACTGGCCGGCTTCGCACGGGTGCGAAAAGTGGTTCTTGTCCGGTGCGTCGCGGTAGCGCTCGTCGCCCGACACCTTCAACCGCTTGAAGGCGTAGCCGCCCTGCAGCCCCTTGCGGGTGACCTTGCAGTCCGGGTGGATCAGTAGCCCCGGGTCACCGTCGATCAGCCGGCGCATGGGCGAAGAGAAGGCCTCCGTGCGGATGCTGAAGTCGTTGGTGTAGGCCGGCTCCGCGTCGATGTCGTTGGCCTTCAGGATCTGGAAGACCGTGCGTTCCTCGTTGTCGCCGGCCTGGCGCTGGTCGCCGGCCGGGTCGCCCGTGATGGAGCGGATGGGCCAGCCCGGGAAGTGCTTGGCCAGGAACAGCTTTAGTTCGCCCGCGAAGCGCACCACGCCCGTGTCCTCGGTGACCAGTTCGCGCCGGATGCGCCACTGGCCCATGGCGGTCTTCTGACCGATCAGCGCCGCGGGCGTCAGGCCGAAGTCCAGGCCGATGTACAGGCCGAGCTCCTTGACGAGATCGAACTCGCGGCAGTGCGTGGCGTCGCGGTAGTCCGGGTAGACCGGCTTGCCGTCCTTGACGAAGCCGTACTCGTTGGCCAGGTTGACCTTGATCCAGTCCTCGTCCTTGCCCTGCGCGCCCTTGACGTAGTAGTCGCGCGGCAGGTTGTTGATGTTCTCCGCGTCCGGGTTCTCGACCCACGGCGCGTCAGGGTTGGCGCGCACCAGGCCGCCGGGCTGCCGGAAGAAGTCCCAGCCCTCGGGGCGATCCTCTTCGGCCAGCCGGTAGTACCAGTGGTCGGTGTCCGGCGCGTTGGTGTCGCCGAAGATGCCGTACCAGGTTGGCTCGACCTCCTGCGGGTAGCGGCCGACACGCAGGTCCAGCATCTGCACCACGCTGAACGGCAGTTCCTTGGTCTCGTTCAGCCAGCCCGCGGTGAGTTGCATGCCGCGCAGCTTGCGGACGTGTTCCTCGCGGTCCAGCGACAGGAAGATCATCTCGGACTCGACCGCGGTGCCGTCCTCGAGGTTGAACCGCAGCGCGTGGGCCGGCGGCTCCATGTTCCCCTTGGTGAAGCGCCCGAGGTCGCCGAACATCTCCAGCCAGTCCTTGGCCGTCGTGCCCAGCAGGTCCGGGTAGGTGTTGCGGATGGCCACCAGGCGCGTCTTGCGCACCTTCTGCCGGTCGGGCGCCTGGCCGCACATGATCCTGAACGCCTTCCAGCACGAGGCGTTGGTCTTGCTCGACCCGAGCGGGCCGCAGATGAACGCGCGCTGCAACCGGCTGGCGATGTACCGATCCAGCGTCGGTCCCTGCGGCCGGTACTGGAACTCCACCTCGGGCTGCATCAGCGGCCCGTGTAGTCCTTGATCCGCACCATCGGCGCGTCGATCTGCAGCTTGTCGTTGAGCATGCCCAGGTGGCGCATGGCCAGGGTCAGGGCGCCGTTCTTGTCGACGATCTTGACCTTCTTGGTCAGCAGCGTGGCCGGATCCTCGCGATCGCCAGACGATGTGCTGGTGGTGTCGATGCCCGCCAGCGCGGCGGCCGTGTCATCGTCCAGATCCTTCGGCAACTTCAGCGTGCCATCGTCATTGAACGCCTTGCGGATGTCGGAGAACGCCAGGCGGGCCAGCTCCTGCAGCACCCGGTCCTGCGTGATGTGGGTGCGATTCTCGCGCGCCTTCATCGCCGCAGTCAAAGCGAAGTGAACACTAACATTGGCCAACAGGCGAGAACCTTGCTCATTGGCCGTGTGCTTGCTGTAGCCGGCGCGTGCCGCAGCCTGCGTGGCGTTGAGGTCGATCAGGTACTCATCCACGAAGCGCGCCTGCTTGGGCGTCAGCTTCCTGAGCTTCGCCTGTTTCTCAGCCACGGGTGGAGTCCGACTCCAGTCGGGTGATAGGGTTTGTACTCATGCGAGGCCTCGTATTGCGCTCTTGTTGTTTCTGCGCTACAGTGCGCGCACAGAGTGAAACCCGTGCAGCCGCGCTGCACAGAAGGGCTTAGCGGCCCGGGTCACCCGTGATGCTGGGCTGGGGATACGGTGGCATCCACTCACAAGCGCTGGACGGGCCCCGGAGTTGATCGCTCCGGGGCCTTTGTCTTTTCTGGGTGGTCACTCGGGATCATCCAGCAGGTGACCAAACTGACTCACATCGTCTCGCAACCGGGCCAGCGTCGCCTCCGGGTCTGATCCGCCGAACTGGCGATAGGCGACCAGCAGGTCAAGCGCCTCGACCAGTGCCGCCTTGAAGCGCGCCACCTCGGTCGCCAGGTCGACCCGCTTGGCCCGGCTGCGCAGTAGCGCCTGCTGCAGATCCTGGCGCTCGGCCTCGAACTTGGTGCAGGCCCGCATGAGCTGGTAGTCCAGGCTGCGGCGCTCGGCCTCCACGCGCATCATCTCCCGGCGCAGCAAGCTGAACTCCATCATCACCCAGCCCATGCCGATGGCAGCCAGGATCAGGGATGCAGTCCAGAGCAGCGTTTCGGCGGTTGGCGACATGGTTCATGGGCGGCATCTGGCGACGTGGTCGTTCACCGCGAGACGCCCTTGACCTTCTCGTACGTCCGCGCGCTGGCGATGCCCAAGATGCCAGTCAGCAGCACCATCAGCGCCTCAACGTCAAGCAACGGCGGCGCCTTGACGGCATCGCTCACCCACCCCTGAGCCTGCAGCCATGCCCAGGCCCACGTCAGGAGCGGGTACAAAATGAACTGGTACGCCAGCGCAACGACGCCGACCCAGCCGATCGCTGGGCGCCACCCTGCGACGAACACGCTCGCGTGCTCGCCTTCGATCTTGTTGATCTCCTGCTGCCCCTTGATGAGGTCCGCGTCGATGCGCGCTGCTTCGAGCCCGATCTTGTCGGACTCCAACTGCGCAGACATGCGTTCTTCGTCAGAGGTGAACAGGTCGTCGGCAACGCGCCCGACTGTCTCAACAATGGGGGCGATGAGCGGATTCACAGCGCGCCCTCCAATGCTCGATTGATCCAACCCAGCAGGAACACCCGCTGGCTTGCGTCCTTGGTCACGATGTCCCTGTAGCGCGCAATCTTGGCCACGACAAACCGCGCCAGGAACAGATCGGGCGATGACATGCCATTGAGTGCGGCCAGCGTCTTGGGGCCGACCACGCCGTCTGGCGCCAGCCCAATGACGATTTGCGCGAGCTTGGCCGACACGCGCGGGTCAGCCACGACGCCGAACTCGAATAGCGAGTCGGCGATTGACTGATGCGCCACTTCGTCAAGCCGCATGACGTCCCAGTATTTCTCGCGGTACAAGGAACGCACCAGAGGCGTCGGCGGCGTCTCCCCGCGGTCGACGTACGCCCAACCCGGCCAGCCTGGATTCCACCGCCTGGACACCCCGGCGTATGTCTGCCCACCCCGGTCCGCTGGGTTGTTTGTCAGCTTGTATCCGCCCTCTTTGAGCAAAACGCGGTCAAACGCAGGCCCGAACTCTGCCATCACAGCACCTCGCGCCAGTCGACAATGCGCTGCTCGGCGCGCGGCATGATGGCGCCCTCGGCCGCGAAGTCTTCGACCGCCCGCAAGCACCCGCTGCGCGTCCAGTAGCCAGTCGACCACCACAGGCCAGTCCAGTGGCGCCACAGGCCCCACCACGTGCCGCGGGTGCGGGTCATGTAGACACCCGGCTTGGTCGGGTCTTCGGCCCGCCACGAGCTCATCGTCATGGTTAGCGCCTCCGACTCAGGTCTTCGACGCCCCTGCGCACCTCGCGCACGTCGTCTCGCACCTCACGCAGCGTCTCGGAAAACCGCGCCGCCGCGGCCTTGCCCTCGGTCTCGATCGTGGACACGCGCACCTCCTGGACGGCCAGCCGCTCGCGCAGGTCGAAGTACGCAACCGCACCGGTGCTCACGAATCCGACAAAAGTGAGCACATGGCCCAAGTTGATGGTCGGATCCCACCGGATTTTTGACCGGCGACGGCCCTCAAGCGGCGCTGGCGCCGTGTCCTCTTCAGCCATCGGCAGCACCTCGCGCAGAAACGACAACGCCCGCTAGGTGCGGGCGTCGGGGGAATTTAGGGCAAAGCAATCCCATCAGCTAGTGCGGGTCGGAACCGCAATCAGGCAGCAGAGCCGCCGGGCTGAAGGGTGGCCAGCGCCACCTCGTGGGATTCGCCCGGCTACGGATACCTGCGCGGGCAGGGCGCAGTGTAGCCGAAGGATGGAAAAGTGTGGTAGCGGCCCGATTCAGCCCCAGAAGTCAGACCGCCGGCTGGGCACGCGGGCGAGCCTGGCCGTGGCCTTGGCCGCTGCCGCGTACAAGCCCATCATCGTGGGCTCCATCGCGCCGTCGATCCTGACGCCATGGCTGCGGCAGCGTTCGCCGGCCTGCAGCAGTTCGACTTCGACCCGCTGGCCGTGGTACTCAATTACGATGCGGCCGATGACCGCGCCGTGCGGCATCTGCGGCGGACCCTGACGGATCGGCTTGGCTTCGGCCTCGGCGTCGCGGCGTGCGCGCTGGGCGATGCTTCGGCGGTTTATGTATGCAGATCGCATGCGAGTCGCCTAAAACACGTTAGGCCCCGAAGACGCGCCGAAACGCGGCCATCTTCTCGGGCGGGAATGCTTCGCAGCCTTCCACGGCTTCCAGCAGTTCCAGCGCGGCACGCACGATCACTGCTGTCTGTTCCTGCACCGAATGCACGCCAGCCATGCGGGCTGCGGTTTCCGCTTCCGCCACGCACGCATCGCGCCAGTCGTACAACTCGCACCGTTCTGTCACCGTCAAGCGCAAGCCGCCCGGCAGCGGCACCTCGCGGGGCCTAACTGGTTGGTCAACCGGACTTGCGCCGGCAAGGGTGTCGTTCATCGTTGCTCCTGTGTGGGCGCAAGCCGGTTACCGCCGACGTTGGGCGTCTTCAGGTTCGCCCGCAGTGTTGTCAGCGCGGCCACGATTCCGCTGTCCTGGCCTCGTGCGTAGCTGCCGGGGCTGCCGGCCGGCTTCAGCGGGTCCACCATCTGCCAAGTCAGGCGCATGGCGTCCTCCCAGCGCGCCGTTTCGGCATCAAGCGCAGCCCGCAGCAGCGCGGCCTCGGTTTCTGCTTTCATGGCGCGCTGCAACAGCGCAAGGTCCATTTGCAGTTCAACGTGCATGGCGTCATCCGCGCTTGGTAGCGCGCTCCCAGATGGTGTCCAGCGTCTCGATCTGCTTCGCGCTCGGGCGGCGTCCTTCGGCAAGCTGGCGCTGCAGCGAGTCCACGAAGCCGAGTTCCCAGTCGCTCAGGCGCTCGCTGCGCTTCTCGCAGTCTTCCAGCAGGGTCACGTACTCGTCAGCCCAAGTAGTCATCTTCGTCCTCCTGCCATCCGTGGCACAAGCACTCACACGGGTCTTCGGGGCCATCGCCGCCGTAGCGAATCCAGGCGCACATGCTGCCGTCGTGGTGCGCGCAGGCGCAGCCGTAGGTGCCACGCGGCCCGCTGGTGTCCGTGGCTTCGTTCACCAGCCGCCCAACAGGTCGGTCAACCGGAGTGCCGCCGGCAACCGGCTTGTGCGTGCGTTGCTTGGTCATGGGCGTCACCCGGTTACCTCTGCGTTAGGTTTCACAACAGCCCCTCCTGCACAGGCTCGGGCGCTTTCTCTGGCGGTAGTAGCTGCCCCTGGGCCTGGGCCTGCTCTATGCGGCGGCAGGCGATGTCGAAATACTTGGGTTCGCGCTCGATGCCGATGAAGGTGCGTTGCAGGTTCATGGCGGCGACGCCGGTGGTGCCGCTGCCCATGAAGGGGTCGAGGATGGTTTGGGGTTCCCCCGCGCGCTTGATGCACCACTCCATCAGCCCTACCGGCTTCTGCGTCGGGTGTTCGCGCCCGTCTTGCCTTACCTCTGTGCCCTGCAACGCTTTGTCGTAAATGCGAAGCGTCCCCCGCTTAAAGGAAGTCCAAGCGAACTCCCCATCCGCGTAGTGCATGCCCCTGTTTTTCTTGTCCCACAGCAAGGGGGATCGGCAGTTGCCGAGGTGCGCAATGAAATAATTCCCCCCCCAAAAAACCTGCTCGTCGGAAATCGCACGCAGCGCGGCGAACACCTCCGCATCCGGCGCAACATCCCAAGCGTTTGCGTCGGCGGCCTCTTGGGCACTTAGCGAGTTGCCCCCGGTGCTTGACCAAGATCCAATCCCGTAGGGCGGGTCCGTGATAACCGCATCCACCTTGCCAAGCGTAGGCAGAATCTCCATGCAGTCGCCCAGCCAAAGTTCCGCGTTCCCGATCACTACTTTCTCAGCCATCCTCATCCTTGGTCAGTGCGCCACCAGTGAAACCTAACCCGTCGCTCGAACGGACGGCCTACGGCCGCCGTTCAGCTCCCACGTTAGGCCCCAAGGCCCGCATGCGCCGCAACGCCACCGCGTGCAGCAGTACGTGTGTGCGCGTCATGTAGCGCGTGGGCTCTGCCATACTGCCGCGCAGCCACTCGGGGCGCTGGCGCATCAGCTCGGTCAGGTAGTCGCGGCGCTTCATGTCGGCGCCTGCGCTTCGATAGCCTTGGCACACTCAATCGCCGCGTAACGCGCTCTGTCATCGCTCCATCGCTCTGCCTGTGCTTTGCATAAAGCTATGCACCGCTTTCTTTCGTCCTGTGGTGCGCTGGCCGCCAACTGCCACCATGTGTACGCCTCGCGCTTCAGGGCGGCGTTCTCGGCCTCCAGCGCAGCCAGCCGTTCTGCGGTCAGCGGAAACCACTTTTCTAGGCTGCTGTCTTCGCGCCAGCGCTTGCCTATCTCAGCATCCTTGCAGTCGCACGGCAGGTATACGGGCTCGCCCCACGGGTGCGTGCCGCCGCTGTCGCGCTCTCCGGTGTCGTTGCACTCAGGGCAGGTCGTCATCGTCGTCTTCCTCTGCGTGGTCATCAAGGTCAAACACTTCGCCGCAGGCTGCGCAGCGTTGCAGCCGGTCGTCCTGCGGGTCGTCCTCGTCATCAAACTGGTACACGGTCTTGCAACCGCACTTGGGGCATGCCATCGTCTGGGCGCTCCGGGTAGGTGGGGCCTAACACTTCGCTCAACGCGACGGCCTACGGCCGCGCGTTAGCTCGGGCGTTCGGCCTCAGCACTCCGCCGCCGCGTAGGCCAGCGTATCGCGGTCCATCTTGGTGGCGTAGTCCGGCTGCCAGGTGCGCGCAATCTCCAGCACTGCGCGCAAGTGCTGCGCCAATCGCTCTGCCTTGGCGTTCGCGTCTGCTTCCCAGCTCTGGTGCATGTTCAAGCGCGTCCGCAGGTCTTCAGCCAGCAACGGCTGCAACTGCCCCACGGTCAGCGGTTCGATCTGCGCGCCCATTGGCGCGTTGTCGCAGCACGAGCGCGCCCGGTCGCTGCGGAGGTTCCACGTACCGTCCCCGAGTTCGCGCCACAGCGCGCCGCACACTTTGCATCGGTGCGTCGGCACCGTCTCGTTGTCCAGCAGCAAAGGCCGAACTGGCGGTTCAACTTGACCCGCAAGGGCGGGCGAGGTCTGTGCGTTCATCGTCTTTCCTTTCACGCCCTTGCGGGCAAGTTAACCTAGTCGTTCGGCCCCAGCGCTTTGCGCAGCGCTGCCATGTGCTCATCCATCAGCCCGTTCGGGTCCCACACGGCACTGCGCACCACGGTCCACGCGACAATGCAGCGTTCTGCCTGCCGGCGCAAGTCGCCGCCTCGGGGCTGAGCCAGCGGTATCAAATCGCCTCCATGCGGGTCCGTCTCCAGCTCGAACACGCGCTCGCGCAGCCGCGCAATCTCGGCCGCCTGCCACCGTGTCAGCTTCATCAGCCGCGCCATGTCATCGGGCAGCGGTATCAACATCGTCGGTTCGGCCATGTGTCAAGCGATCCTTGTTAGTTGGGTTGCCCACCCGCCAAACTGCGCCCGCTCGTAGTCGGCCGCCGTGTGGCACTCGCTCGGGAAATGCAGTCCCGGCATGCAGCACTCACCGGGCGGCAGGCAACAACCAAACTCGGGTGGTTCGTGCAGTTCGTCCCAGTCGGTGCATTCGTCGCAGCCGTTGCATCCGTACTCGCAGGATCTCAACATGTCAGCAGTCCTTACAGGTTCGCTTCGGACACAGGGGCCGAACAAGCCACTCAACCGGACTGGCCCTGGCGGGCCAGCCGGTTACCGGCAACGTTAGGGCACTTCAAAACAGCGCCTCCTGCTTCTGCCTCTCCGGCACACAGTGGGGGCTGCACCACAGGGTTTCAGAGGCGCTGTTCTCCACCGCCTCGTCGGTGATGGCGTAGCCCTTGCGCGCCGCCCAGGCCCGCGTGTGCCATCCCGCCAGCAGTTCGTCATGCTCGCCAGCGTGGCCGCACAGCACGATCCGCAGGCGCTTGTCGTTGCCGTTCTTCGCGCACCACGCGCGCACCTTGTCAGCCAGCTCGCCGCCTACGCCACCGGCCGCATAGTCCATCGCGCCTTTGGTGTACGGCGGGTCTAGGAAAACCCCTGTCAGGCCGTGTCGCACGGTCACGCTTTCGGTAACCACGCGCTGCCAGTCGCCCACCGCAACCCGCACGCCCCGCGTGCGATCCTGCAGCGCGCCGAACCACTCGTAGATGTAGTGCGTGCGGCCCTGGCCCGCGTCGCCCAGGTGCGGCAGCTTCCGGTTCACGCCCCGGCCCGCGTCTCCCAGGTGCGGCAGCTGCCGGGCGTCCACTAGCTTCTCGCCATCGTGTTGCCACGGCCCGGTGCCGCTGCACCATCCGCTGCCGATCCAGTTGCATGCGCCCCAGCACCACCAGCCGGCCACCTTCGCGTCGTAGTAGTCCGGGTCGGCTTCAAGGCGTTGCAGCAGGCCGGGTGCGTTGCGCACCAGCCAAGAGTGTCGCGCAATCAAGTCGGCTTCGTTGGTCGGCCAGTCCACATGCCGCGCCACCTCGGCGGCATCCAGCGAAACAGCGCGCCAGAAGTTCGCCACAAACCCGTCCGCGTCGTTGATCGTCTCAACCTTGCCCACGTTGGGGCGGCCCAGCAGCATGGCGGCCGAGCCCGCAAACGGCTCCACGTAGTTCTCCGGGTCGCCCAGCGCGGCCCACACTGTCTCGCACGCCAGCGACTTCCCGCCAAAGTACGGGAACGGTGCCGCCAGGGTGCCTGCTACTGACTTCATCTGTTCTCCACCAAGAAGTGCCCTAACACGTCATTCCAGGCGACGGCCTACGGCCGCGCCTGAATTCCAGCGTTAGGTTTCACAACAGCCCTTCCTGCACAGGCTCGCTGGTTTCTGCCAGCAGTGAACCCTGCGCCTGGGCTCGTTCAATCCGCTCGCACGCCGTATCGAAGTGCTCGCGGGCCAGTTC